CCGCCTTCAGCTCCACCTTCTTCACCAGGGAATTCACCTCCGCCTCCTCCGCCACCTCCTCCGGTGTCGGTATCAGCTGCTTCTCCATCTCCTGCTCCAGTCATTGGTGCTTCTTTATATAAGAGTGCTAGTTTATCTAATGCTTGTTGGTATTCAGCTATATTAGAAAGTATGTATTTTTTACCTAATATTTGAGCTTCAAACGTTTTACCTGTCCACTTAAGTATGTAGTCTTGGCCATTCTTTAGATTTACTCTAAAAGAAGAGGGTCTAGGTGATATCCAATCGATAGATTCTACAAATTCTTTAAATTGTTCTGTTTGTAATTTTACTATAGCTGCTTTAACAGTTGGAAATCTACCTAATATCTTATCAGTAGCATCTTCTAATACTGTTTCTTCTCCTGCACTAGTATCTGGTTCTTCTTCTGGTGTTGGTTCTTCTTCATCTTCTACTTCATCAAGCATACTTTCGTTTAAGTTTTTGTTTAATGCTCTAGAAATAGCTGCATCAATTTTATTAAGTATATCTCCATACTTATCGGCTATAGGTCCTCCTTCTGGTTCAGCTTCTTGCTCCATATCTCTCATTACTTGAGCTCTTTTAGCTTTAAGTTTAGAAATCAATACCGAACTCCTAGGTGTAGTAGATACAGCTTTTTTATTCTTCATCTTATTAGCTCTCATTTTCATAAGAACTGGATCGTTAATATCCATCTCAGTTATAAGGCTAACATGGATTTGAAAATCTTCAAAAAGAGATTCTAATGTAGCTCTACTTCTAATTAAAGCATACTGATCAGGTCTTTCAATTCTCAGATATCTTTGTAATTTTCTAAAGTTAGTCTTTATTAACTCAAATAACTCTCTTGCTGCTTTATCAGTTCTAACATCTTTATCTCTCATTAAGACTTTTATGTCTTGTACAATATCAGAATAATCAGTATACATTTTATCAAATGAAGGTATAGCTATTACCTTATGACTTATTTGACCAGTTCTTTTATTCTCACCATCAAACTTCATATAACGTGTCATATCTTGTGTAAAGAAATCATGTTTATGTAAAGGACCGTGACGTTTTTCTATAGCTGCTTTAAAAGCTGCAGGCAGATCTTTTGGCTTTAGAGTCTCTTCGTCTATTTGAGCGTATGACTCCAATATAAGTTTTTCTAACTTGTGCATATTACTTCTTTTTCTTTTTGTACCCTTTATGCCAGTGTTCGTTAGTAGTTTCTATCTTTAACTCGTTAACTGGTACATCTAATACTGTGTTTCCGTTTTCAAATAAAACGTCGTAATGAGTAACTACATACTTGTTACCTTCTTTTACTAAGGTATGTTTTTCTGGGATGGTATTACCTTTACCGTATTTTTCATGAACTACTTTAGCAGCACAGTCATGCTTAAATCCAGGACCAGCTTCACTCATTTTTCTAATTAAATGTAGACCTTGTTTTGGATCCCATTTATAGTTTTTAGCATCAAAATCTTTTAGTTTTTTAGCTTTTTGATATTCAGCAGGTGATAGTGCATCTTGTTTAAGTAAGTTATTAGCTTCATCTAATTCTTGACCTTTACCTATATTAGAAGCTTTTTTAATCTTTTCTTGCTCTAACTTCTTTTTAATATCTGTAAGTTTCTTTAAATGAGGTACTACTGATTTATCTCCTGCTTTATATTTTTTAGCAAGTCTTTTCATAGTATGAACTGTAGTATCATAAAGATCATCTACATTTCTACCTTCATCCATATCCATATCCTCTTCTCCGGCTTCTTCTTCTATATCACTAATCATAGACTCTAGAGTATGGTCATATTGATTTCCACTTGTACCGAAGTTAAAAATACCGTATGCATCTCCCCTAGATAGTTGATTAGGAAACTTTTCTCTTACTATTTCTCTAGCTTCATCTGCTAGTTGAGCTGCTTGATCTAATACGTTCTGGAGGTCCATTAAGGCTTCTTGCTGGTCACCGTTTAATCTTTCATTCATTGATTCTGCTATACTATAAACTACAAAAGGTTCATTACCATATCCTTTTTTAATATTCACTTTAATTTTTCCATTAGATAGTTTTTCAACTTCTTTTTTGGTTACTTGTGGATCTTTATTTGCGTAGTAAAAGTTATTTTTAATTTTACCAGACGAACCTTGTGGTTGGTTGAAGTTTTTAACTAAGTCTCCTTTGTCATACCCAACACCACCTATATTTACTGCGTTACTTGAAGAACTATAGTAAACATTCATTTTAGGATTAGCATCTAAAATAACTTTAGTAAGGTACTTATAGTCAGCATTTTCATCTACTTCTTCTTTACCTTTAGTGTTAATGAATATATGAGTAATATGTTCTATAACTTCTTCAGCTGCTTCTCTAGTAGAAATATCATCCTCGTTAGCCATATCAATAATAATGTTATTAATAGCTTCTCCATCTCCTCTACCTTCTTTTATAAAGCTTTCTAAAGCTAATTGATCTAATGCAGGTTGCTTTTCTTCTGAATCTAAATAGTGATATGCTTTAGACATATAATCTTTTGCTAAGATTAATTTAGCTTGCCACCAGTTTGGAAAATCTACTTCTCCATCGTGTGCATCATACTTAGCTAATTTTTTAGATAACTTAGCAGCATAAGTTGCAATTTCATAAGCAGTTGCTTGTAACATATCTGGTTCGTCATCTACATGTCCTACGTCTGTATCTTCTTTTTGTGCCATTTTTTTAAATCTATTATGAGGTAACATTTCATCTGGTTCTAAAAACGTTCTTGAACCTTTTGGATCTACATGAGGTCTTCCGTAGTCGTCTGTTTCTTCTTTTTCTTGTAATTCGTTATCAATGCTAGTCTCATCTACTATAATTCCGTTTTGCATTACTTCTTCTACTGCATCATGCATATCATGAATATCAGCATTATGAATGTATATAGTATCAGGATCATTTAATTCAAATCTAATTCTACTGTCTGCAAAAGCTTTTTCTAATATACCCAAAGCTTCCATTAACTCACTTTTTTCAACCCTAATGTAGTGTGTACCTATTGGTGCTTCAGATACTTCTCCTTCTGTGTTAATAGCTTTATCTAATGCTTTCTTTTGGTCCTGGTGAGATTTAACTGACTTTGAAAGAGCTTTAGAAAGTTTTTTTAATTCTGGCTTATCGTTTGAATCTATTTTTTCATTCAAAGATTTAAAATGTTTTGTTAGTTCATTAGCTAAATGATCAACATTAACTTGTGCTTCTCCTGAAGGCTTAACTCCTACGTCTGTTAATTCTTTGTCAAAAGAAAAATCAGTTAAATGTAAAGTATCATCAGTAATGTAAAATGAAAAAGAATCTTCATTATCATTTCTATATTCTAATTTAATATCGAAAGAATTTTCTTCAATGTTAGTAGCTTTCATATGAGCTATTTCATCACCTAAATTCTTTACAGCCATAGCTACCGCCTTACCTACACTTTTAGCAATAGTTTTTGTTTCATCAACACTAAATTTAACTCCTTCAACTTCTTTTGTTAACTTTACATTAGCACCATCATCAGCTAGATCTTTTGCAGCATCTTCATCATCGGTATACACCATTCCTTTATCTGCCTCGGCTAATTGAATTTGTAAAGATTCTTTAAGTAATGTAAGTTGTTGAACCTTTTCTTTAATGTCTTCAGTTGAACTAGCAAAGTTACTGTCTTTAAGTTTGCTTAAAGTAAGTTCACATTTAGACAAACGGTCCTTAAGTTCTTGGTAGGTCATTTGCAAATTGTTTTAATATACGTATATAAATAAATAGATTAACTACTCCAAATAACGTTTCTGAACTTCTCCGGTGATAATCCAAAGTAATTTGTACGCCATTCAGTTTGTTTAAAAAAATCTAAGTTAATCCACTCATCTTTTATGTTCCAAAGTTTTACTGCTATATCATCCCAATCTTGTGATATAACAAATTGTTCTATTTGTTCTTTCTTTTCTATAACTTGATCATAATTAAAAGCATCCCATTCATAGTGAAAAACTTCAAATACAGCATTCTCAGATACATAGTCAATAGAAATATCGATTCCCCATTTTGGTTTCATTTTTATCAACTTATACAGCATGGGATTGTGTTCTTCTGCAAAAATTTCTAATTGATCTAATGCTTGATCTGAAAAACCTTTTCTTTCAAATAAATCTGAATGGTTAATATGAGCTCCTTTTCTTTTTTCTGATTTAATCCAATCATGTCTGAGGCAATCTTCATGACGTCTCATTACAGGGTCATATCCGTTACGAACAAGGTAAGCTTGTTCTGCTTTTGTAAGATGATAACCATTTTGATCAAATAAATCTACGCAGTTAGGGTCCCTAAGAATATGAAATTCTTCTGTTGCATCTAAAAAAAATGCCTCTTTACTTAATTTATTATTAGTAATTGTCATTTTTTCTTACCACTCTTCATATTAGCACACCAGTGATACATCTTAGCTTTTTCACCTGATGCATTTTTAGCTTTTCTACGAAGGTCAGTAACAGAACCATTACAACTTGCACCAGACTTTTTAACTCTACCAGGTCTTGACTTACCTTTTTTCTTCCCATCTTTGAAGTTTTCGGCAGCAAGAATCTCACCAATCATCTGTGCTAGAGTTAATCTTGTCATTACATCTCAATATTTCGTCTATTAAGTTCTTTAAGGATTAAATGTTTTTTCCTACTGAAAGCAGAATTGGAGTACATAGTTTTTAATTCTTCAGTTTTAAAGCTACACGGGTTATGATGTCTCCAAGTATATCTATTACCGATTATCTTACCTCTAGCGTCTCTAGTGTATTCTTTTGTAGATGGTTTTAACTTTATAGACATTATTTACGGTTTCAATTTTTTACCAGCTTTTTCTGCAGCTTTGTGAGCATTGGAATTACCATGGGCAGGTTTTTTACCTGCTTTTTTCTTAGCGTTTATATTAGCCCAAAGACCTTCTTTTTTAAGGCCTGATGTCATACGGCTATCGTTCATGTATAAGTTGGTAACTAATGTAAAAATTTTATTTTTATTTCCTCCTTGAATAGCCGCTTTATATCTAGCTCTTTGTATTTTAGACGCTTTTTTTAGATTGTCTACAAAAACATGAGATAATTTTTTTATAGTTTCTATATCAGAAGAAGATGTAATTTTTTTAAAAAGACCTGTTAAGTCTTTAAATCCTTTTTTATAATGTAAATTCAAAGCAGATTGCTCTTCTTTATTAATCTTTTTACCAGCTTTAACTGCATCTTTATGAGCATTAGAATTTTTATGAGCAGGTTTTTCACCTCTAGCTCTTTTAGCTCTAATGTTAGCCCAAAGTCCTGGTCTTTTTTCTTCTATAACCTCTTTAATTGCTTTTAATATATCTGCTTTTTTCATTTAACCTGGTATTTGATCTGAATGCATCATTAGCATTCTTACTATTAATGTAGCTAAAATACCAAATATAATCCAAAGAGCTCTGCTAACGTTTTCTTTCCAACGTTTAATATCCTCAATTTCTCCTAATTTATTTCTAAATTCTGTTTCGTTTAATTGAAGTTCTTTTCTATATTCAGTATTTTGATTAGTCTTTACTATGACACCATCATCAGGGTTAAGAAGAGTAAATTTTAAATCTGAAATATCATCTTTCATATCTTGAAAGTCTTTAGCCATTTGTTTCAGCTCACCGTTTGGCATATGTGTCTTAATATGCTTAATTTCTAATAGAACTGATTCTAAGATTTCTTTTTGTGTCATTACTTGGTTATATAGTGAATTATATATTATAAATAGACTATTGTAGATGTTTAGAAACAATATCTACGTAAGTTTGTAGATTCTTTAATAATTTCTGTTTCTGCCCTGTAGTATTACCTTTCCAGTCCTCTACGTCACCTTGCTCAGTTACGTATGAACTTTCATTGTCCATAAGTGCTAAGGTGTAATCTTCTATTTCATTTAAAAAGGATTTTATATTACCTTGCATAAGTTTTTTCTCGTATGCTTCATATAAACCTGCTTCTCTTAATTTAGCTTCATACTCAACAGTACAGTCAAAACAGAAGCCATGTATCTTATACATTTTTTTAGCTAAGTGATGTTTCATAGAGCCTTTACATTTAGGGCATGCTAATGGAATTCTAATTGCTTTTTTTGCTCTATCTAACTTAGTAATGTTTTGTTTAACATTATTTTTTATAGTCCAAGTTTTACCATATTCTTCCCAAATATCACCTTCGGTGTACTTAACGTACTTTTTTTGGTAACCAACTTGTTGTTTTGTTTTACCAGTAAAATCTTTGTTAACTAAATTTCTTACTCTTTGAACATCACTTTCTTTGAAGTCTTTTTTAAGAAGGGATTCATTCATAACCTAACTCTTTTAATTTTTCTATAACATGGTTAACGTTTCCGTCTTTACACCTAATTGCAATACCGCCTCTAGATGTCCATTCATTAATGTTAGACTTTTTATCGTCTATTAATATACTATTTTCATTAGCAAATCTTTGCTTATCTTTAGAGTAGGAAAATATTACTTTAGGCTTAGGACTTAAGTTATTCTTCACCCAAAGGTTTTTACCTAGTCTGGAATTATTATCTCTTGAAGGAGAAGTAAGTAAGTCTGGTTGATAAGGTTTAATAAAGTTCCAAAGTTCTTTTCCTTGAGGCATAAAATCCATACCTATCCAAAATTTTACTCCAATTTTAACATCAATCAATTCCCAAAAAGCAGGTAAACCATACTTCTTTTCATACTCTTGAGGATGCATTCCACTGTAATGTTCAAATCTTGCTTCAAAATTAGTTAACACACCATCCATATCGCAATATAACTTATATGGAGGTTTTTCTTTTACTTCTGGTATTGGATAAGCATCCAATAGTTCTACTATACTTGTATTCATAACCTTTGTTTTATACCTAAAGCTGGTAAACGTTTATTCCAGAGATCTTTTATTTTAGGTCTCTCTTCAGGTGTTACTTTAGCTTTTTCAAAATAATCATCAACTACATCTACAAATGGAGTTTTAGATTTTTTGGCTTTTAGATACATACCTTGAATCATTGCATCTACTTCTTTAGGAAGTTTATAATATTCGTCTTTATCCAATAAACCAGCATCAATAAGAGCTCTTAACTCTACATCATCTGGAATATATTTACCTTGTTTAAGGTTTTCACCATCTTGTGTAAGATGTTCTATTTCGTGCCTGATTACGTCTTTAATATCGAAAGACAACTCTTTTAAGTCAATATTAGTTGGTACTTGAAAAACTATATTGATAAAAGAATCTATATCATCTCCATCATCATCATATCCTGCATTTGCTCCACCGTCAACAGAATAAGTATCATCAGTTACTTTGATAACTGCTTGTACATCAAAGCTCATTTTATGTTTTATGTCTGCATCTTCTTGAGGCCCTACAGTAATGTCAAATTCACCATCTACTTTCTTTACAATAGCTTCTTTAAAAGAATCAAAAATAATTGAAGAAATACGATTAGTAAGTACATCATATTTACCTTCTGTGATTTGTTTTTTTGGGTTCTTGATAGAATCTTCCCAGTTTCTGAAGGTTATATTACCTTTAAGGTATGCTTCTTGTTCTATTTTAAGTAAGTGGTTATCGTCAGTTGTATTAGTAGTTTGTATGTTACCTAATCTACCTTCTAGATTTTGAATATGATGAATCATTTCATGAGTAAATGATCTTACAATATCTTTTGGATGTCTACCGTCTACAAAAAGTATTACTTCTTTTATATTAGGATCATAATAAGCTGTTCTACCGAAAAAGTTTTTAGCATTATCTTCGTCATGCCTGATCTTTATTTCCGGTAAAGGAGTAATTTTCATTTTTTGGTCAAGCATATAATCTAAAATTGACCCCATGTATTGAGCATATTCTGGAATATTTTCTTTTACTTTCTTATAACCTGATCCGTAAGGTGCTGCTTTTCCATCTTGAGGATTAGCTGTTTCTTTCATTTCAGGATGAAACATAAATTTAATAATTTTAGCATCCTTAGATACCTCTTTACCGTCTATTTCTATTCCTATCGGGTAGGGTTTAGTCTTATCATCTGCCCAATATGCTACATCGTAGCTTTTATCTTTATTGTTAGTTACTAATAAACCTCTGTTATACGTATCTTCTTCTGCCTGTAGTACAACCATTTTATCTATGGGTAAAATATAATCGCCCATAAGTTTAATATCTCCTTCGTCGTAACCGTCGTCGTTGTATCTATTTTCTTCGTTAGTAGTAAACATAACTTCAAAAAGATCTTCCATCTTCTTGTTCATTAACTCTGCTATTATGTTATCTTTTAACATCCTCATAATCTTAAATAGCTCCTCTCTGTTAAGTTCTTTAGGAAAGAAGTCAATTATATCATCTAGGTTTCCTTCTAACGCTGCTTTTCTTAAATCCGATGCTCTTACATTAGCATCAGGTGTAGATGTAATCATTAATCCTTCTACATGAGGAGTATTTTTAAACGTAGTAATTCTTTTTAAATCTGAAAAGTCACTTTCGTCTCTTACTCCTGTGATTGCGTAAAATTTACTGCCTGTGTTTGCTTTAGCATAATCTTTTGCAGCAAACATTGGATTCTTCTGACCATCCATTACTTCTAATCCAGGTAAGTACTTAGCATACATTTTCCAGATAGCTGTTGCTTCTCCTTTTGTTATGCCGTTTCTTTCTCCTCCTCCAGGGAATACTATTACCTTATTTATTTTTTCAACTTTACCTTTTTTACCCGATAAAGCTTTAGTACCAACATCTTGATAATTATCGATAGAGTAAATATGACCACCGTGGTTGCCTTTCAAAAGTCTTTTAACAACTTCGAAATGACCCCTATGAGGTGGTTTAAATGCTCCTGGATATAATGCTATCATAAAAATGCTTGTACTTTTTGATCTATTTCTTTAGGAGTAGAATGTTGTAGCTTATCTTGAAATTTAGGACTATATAACATAGCTGCAATATTGTCCATTACTTCAGATTGAGCTGCATCATTCTTTTGTTTACTATCTCTATACTTATTTTTAGCATCTCTAAGTTTGTCAGTTCCAGGACCAACACCATTCTTTTGGTAGGCTTTTAAAAACACTTGTTTAATTGCCTTGTCTTCAGATCTATTACCTTTATCGTAATCTAACCCTACAATTGCTTTTTCAAACTCTTCTTCTTCCTGATTAGACATTACAACTGGTTTGAAGAAAGTACTTCCTCCTACTCCGTTTTTTTCATTATAATTTTTTAAGTAATCTTTTATACCTGCAGGTCCGTTTTTAGCTGCTGTATCAAATGCTTCTACTTCTGATTTATATTTACCCCCTCTATCATTAACAAAAATTGATAGGTTACCTTTGAGCATTTTATCGTACTCACCGATTAACTGGTAAACATTTCTCCATGTACTAAATACTGCTACTGAAGGTACATTTCTTTTTCTTGAGAAGTTGTTAATGTATGAAATCATAGGATGAGTATACACCATTACCATGTACACATCGTACCCTTTACCTATAAGCTCTTTTACTTTTTTTGGATTACTAGCTGTAGTATCCCAAACAAAAGACTGCTTATTGGTCGATAGGTTTTCCGCCTCCTTGTCTGCCTGACGAGCTCCCGCCCCTAGATTGTTGTACGCCGGATGGTCTGGATCCTCCACGTATTTGTCCGGGTTGACTTGATCTAGAGAATTGAGATCTAGTTGACTGAGAAGGAACGACTTGCCTGCCCCTGCTGAACCCGCCATTATTACCACCTTGGGTCGGCCTTGGCGTTCTAATATTAGGTCTGTTAATTTGATTTTCATTTCTTCTTCCTATATTTATTCTTTGTTGGTCTTCCAACGGTTTAGGTATAACTCCGGGGACTACTCCTGGTAAGGGAATGTTTCTCGGTTGAACTTTCGGTCGAGTAGGTGTGCTATAATTACCGCCATTATAATAGAGACCGTTATTAGGGTATCCATTGTTATAGTACCAATATTGATTCCACCTCCAACTATAGTCGTATCGCCAGTTGTTCCAGTACCAATTATTGTTGTAGTTAAATCTTGTATAGTTATCATACCTTTCTCTAATAAAATCATTATAAGGAACTGAGACGGTATCTCCAGCCACTGTTACGGCTAGTATGCTTTTAATCTTAGAACCTTTATTTGCTGTTTGAAGTGTATAACTCCCACAACTATATAAAGATAGTAAAATAATTACATATAAACCACCCTTTTTAAGGTTATATATCATACATATAAATAGTTAAAGTTTAATAGTAGTTGGGTACATACTATATACCGGTTCAGTAGTTGGATGGTCTATTCTGTAAAACTCATAGATTGATTTGAATAGACTAAAGTTCTTTTCTATTTCTCCTATTGTTTTTATCTGCCACCCTTTACCTTGGTATACACCTTCTTTTTTAGACTCTGATCTAGTGTGAGCTTTTAACCAAATTATACCTGTTCGGTCTATTTTGATACCTTTCATTTCTTCCATTGCAGTAGCATATGCAGAGAGTTGTAAGTTGTAGGTTTTATGTAGGTGTTTAGACGTTTTAATGTCTAACAGCCATATTTCATTATCCATTTCAACTAAAAGGTCGGCTGTACCTGCGTACTTATGTGTATCAGAGTATACAAACTCTTCTGAACTAATAAGTTTGGGTTTGTGTTTCTTCCAAAACTCAGCAAACCTGCAAATTTGTTTCCATGTTATTTCAGAATACTTAGCTCTACCATAGTCATCCATCCATGTAACTTCTCTACCCATTACTAAGTCTTCAGCAGCTTCATGAACCTGTGTTCCTTCTTTAGCAGCATGACGAGCAATAAGGTCAGAATTATGACCTACGTCTTTCAACCAATTTTCAAAAAATTGATTACGGGGCATATACTGAAGTACTGTAGTTACGGACGGGTAAAATACTCCTTCTGACCTTTTATAGACTCGTCGATCTAAAAAATTAATTTGTTCTAGTTTCTGATTATACTCTAATCGTTGGTTACTAGCCTCTTTGAGGATGTTAGTACCTTGTTTAATCATAATTGTAATTTATGCATCATTAGACCTGATAAATCTAATTCTTGTGCTTGTTGGGCAAATGTAGTGAAAGTCCTAAAACCCATTTCAGATGGATCTTTTCCTTTAATGTCCAATAAAAAGACTTTTTTACCCTGGTTTAAAAATTGTTCTGAAATTTGTAATGCTCTTGTGTGGGCATCTTCATCTAATGCTATGTAGACGTCAGTAAGTGGGGACATTAGTATTTTTGAATATAACGTTTTAGATAACGATTTTCCTAATATAGGTATTGCGTTTCTCTTAATAGCCATTGCATCAAATACTCCTTCACATAATACAATTGGTAAATTCCAATTGATTAAGTTCTCAAAAAATATTATGTCTTTTGATGCTTCAGGATTTTTGTATTTATAGTAGTTGCCATCGTAAGTTCGTGCAACAAAGTAATTGAGTTGATTGGACTCAGAATAACTTGGGATAATAATTCGTCCTCCATATTCTCCACTTGTGCAGTATCCAATCCCATATTTAATAAAATCATGATCGTTAAGTCCTCGTTCATATAAATATTTTTTTACTTGATTAGCAGCAAATGAATTAGCTTCAGCTGTGTAGAGTAATTTATACTCTTTTGGTAGTTCAACTACTGTGTTACTATAATAAGTAGTTTGGGCACCTTTAGGAAGATACTTTAATATTTCTTTTGCAAGTTGTGGTGCTGTTTTAAGTTGACGTAAAAGTGATCTTATTGATCTACCTCTTGTTTGACAAACCCAACACTCCCAAGGGTTCTCATTTTTTTCATTAGTAAGGAAATTGATCTCTAGTTTAGGTTTACGATGATTGCAAAATGGACAATGAAAAGCATAGTTATCTCTACTCTTCTTGTGTCCTTTACCTAAAATATTCTCAATGGATCCTAAAAGGAAAGTATAATCCATAAAACCAGTCCGTTTCTTAATTAATAAGATAAGAACTTTTTATATAGGAACCAACTTATTCTTTGGAAACTATTTCGTTAATAGCAGAAGCCACTGATTTTCTAATTAACTCTTCATTACCTGTATCTAAATACTCCTCAAGTTGAGATGTAATTGCTTCTGTTAATTTGTCAATATCAGTTGATGTAAACTCTAATTGAGTTTTTTCTACTACTTTTTTGTTTTCTAAAATTATTTTTGATAGTTTCATAATAATTAAGTTACATCCATTTCGTATGCATCTGCATCAATGCCTTTTTTTCTCATTGCATCTATTACAGCTTGCACTTCGTCGTCAAGATACATGCCTCTTATCGGTACTTCTTTACCGGTAAGTTTCTTAATATATTCTATAGCGTTTGTGTGATTGTCTCCTCTTTGCTTTTCTCCATTTATGGTAATAGAGTAGAGCCTGTTACCAGGGTAGCTGTAAGAAAGAGTAATTCTTTTCACGTTCTGCTCAAATATAATGCTAGACAACTTCATAATTTAAAAATTTTGACTTTTAAATCACCAGTGCCTTTTATTGCACGATGATATGTCTCTTTAGGTATAAATAGTTTGTTTTCAGACAATACCTGTGGTATTTGATTATCTAGTTGTATTTGCCAATCTGTTGGGTGTAGTGCTTGAATGAATCTATCTTCTTTATCCCTATGCCATACGAATTCGAAAGAATGTGTTTCTTCTAAAAATTCTCTAATTACAAAATCTCCTGATTGTACTTCTGTGTAGGGCCTAGCCATGCTTAATAATTAACTCTCCTAATACTTCTAATCTACCCATCTCTTTTTGAAAATCTATAGGCTTCATATTAAAGTTAATACTTTTATGTGTGGTATCAAACTCTTGTTTAGCTTTTTCTAAATCAAAGTTACCTGCTGCTGCCTTCTTATAGTAAGCAAGCTTAACATTAAAGTGGTGGTGAGTTAACATGGAGTCGCCTCCTTTATCTTTAGCGGATGAAGCTATCTTTCCTGCTCCTTTTCCTCTACCTTCGGCAAAGTCGTTAAAGCTCTCTTGAGTTTCTTCTAATAATAACTTACTTAATTTCATACTACCAGTACCCTGAGAAGTTAGATGAACCGCCTAATGATTTCCAATAACGGCCTATATTACAAGACCAATAACCTGCTTTTGTTTTATCTTTCTTAGTAGCACATTTATGACGTGCTGCAAAAGATGCTCTTGCTCCTTTCTGTTTAAACTTAACTGAAAGTCCAGTATCACCAAATGATACCTTTTTTACATTTCCTTTTTTCGACTTAACGTAGACGTAGAACTTTTTACTTCCACCTCTTTTAGGTTTGTTAAGTGCAACTTTTTTACCTTGATACTCTAATTCATTCATATAGTTAACAGAAGCTTTCAACATATCAAAGCCATTGTAATCAAATGATTCATTTTGTACGTTAACTGCTTTTCTGAATTTATCCATATCAATAGTGCCACCAATTGATTCAACTAATTCTTTTACTAAATCGTAGTCAATCATTTCGTCAATTGAAGCAGCTTCATCAATAGTATCTTCATTTTCAATCATACTATCAATCATACATCCAATTTCAAATAAAGGATTTGCTTTACCAGCAGACATCATAGGTAGATCTAAAGGTACTTTTATACCATTATAATCTCCATACTCTCCTATATCGGTAGTTTCTAATAGCTCAGTGTCTTCTTCGCTAAGTTCGATTTGCTCGTCGCTAAGAGCTTCTCTTGCTTCTTTGAATAATTGTATAAACGAGTCAGAAGAATAACGGTAGATATTCTCTGATAAAGTGAGCTTATTGTCTAAATGATATTGCAATGATGGTAATCCTATAATTTCTTTTAACTGTATCATATTACTTAGTTTCGTGTATGAAATCCTTTCTGTAAAACTTACCTAATATATTGTCATTTATATACTGGTGGCTATACGTTTCAAGTACTTCATTTATAAATAGGTATTTGCACTCGAAATATGTAAGCTCTTTTTTAGACTTACAAATGTTAAGGATTTTCTTATCCCATACATTCCAATCATTATCTTCTTTGCACTCTTTTATTAACTCTTTTATTTTCGGGTGAGATCCATAATACTCTTTCCAATCTGATTCTTTTACTACTTTTCTTTTACGCTTTTGTCCTTTCAATGGTGGAAGTGTTCTATTGAAAAATAAAACTTTCTTACCTAAGTACTTTAACCCTGTAGGTTTGTGTAGTACTTCGTAAATAAATCCGTATGTATCTTCTGGGAAGTCTGTTAAGTTGTTGTAGATCCTACCCTGGTATGTCCAGGATGGGTATGTCATTTCCATATAATTTGGTTTCTGTCGCTAGAGCTTTGACTTCAGCTCATCTATTTGTAACTGCTGCTCTTTAATAGCATTTATTAGTAACGCGACTATTTTATCATAACGTACTGCCTTGTAGCCATCTTTTCTGTCTACTACTAATTCTGGCAACACTTTTTCGATCTCTTGAGCAATAACACCAACATCATGGCCGCTATGCTCAGAATTATCATTCCAATCAAACCCATATCCTCCTATTTGATTTACCTTATCTAATGCTCCATCAATTGGAGTTATGTTATCTTTCAATCTTTCATCTGAAGAAGCAAATGCTATAATATCTCCTGAAGCTGAAATTAAGCCATCAACTATTATATTACCTTCTATATTAATAGATCCTGATCCAGATATACTACTAGTTTTTAAGTCTAAATTTCCACCTAACTGAGGTGATGTGTCTTCAACTACGTTACTTATACCAGTAGACCCTATTACTGTTGCAAGTGATGCTGAAACGTTTGAGAACCCTGTAATACCTAATGGGCCTTGAATATTAACTGAACCAGTAAACTCATGTGTATCATCTGCAGAATCACCAAATTTAGTCGAACCTGATTCGAATATAGTTGATGAAGAAATAATTTCAGTAAAAAATTGTTGTGCAGTTATGTTCCCAGTAACAGTTAAGTCTCCTGTTAAAGTGTCTGTTGTGTTAAGAAGGTACGATGATGTAGCTTCTGTCAAACTAGCTATTGAAGAGCTATTTGTATTAATAGCTGAAGCTAATGAAGAGCTGTTTGTGGTGATAGTAGTAGCTAAAGATGCACTTGTTGAGGTAATGGTTGATGCTATCGAAGCACTTGTTGAAGTGATTGAACCACTTATGTCTGTAGCTATTTGAGCTGAACCAGAAAGTACACCGTTGGTTGATAATAATGAACCTGTTAACCTAGTACCTTTAAAATCACCATTAAATGATCCGGTAAAAGATGAACCTGTAAAGTTATTAGCAAATACCTTACTAGTCGCAGAAACAACACCGTTGATATTAACACTACCTGTGAATGTATGTACATCGTCATCTGAATTACCAGATACTGTAGAACCGGATTTAAATGAAATTGATGAACTAACTAAAACTGTTTCGTATTGATTTGCTACTAAAGTACCGTTTACTGTTACGTTACCGCTATAATTAGCAGAACCAGATACTGATAAATGATCGTTATCAAAGTCATACTTAAAGTTTGTCGATGAAGTAAAGAACGATGAAGATATATTATCTGAACCTGATTTAATTTGTATATTAAATTGTTCCCCTACTGCTGTTGGTAGGTGAATTGTTTCACCGCTATCAAGAGATGATGACTTATGCAACACTAAACCATATGGGTTAGAAGGACTACCCAGTAGCGATGAAGAGTAGTATAACTCTCTAAAGTTCTGATCTAGTTCGGTATGTGATAAAGGACTACCTTTTGTCCCTCTAAACGTAATAGCCATGTTATTTGTTTTCTAAATATGTTATTCGTGCTTCTAACTCTTTAATAGCTTCAAGTAGAAGCGGTACAATACCACCATAGTCTACATTAAGATAGCCATTTCCATCTTGAGAAACAACTTCTGGAAGGACTTTCTTTACTTGTTGAGCTAATACACCCACATTTCTATCTTCTTTATCTTTCCAGTTAAAGTATACACCATCAATAGCATTTACTCTATCAAATGCATTATCAATGATATTAATATTGTCTTTTAATCTTTCATCTGAGGATTGTAATACTGTACCAGAAGCTCTTATACTACCTGATACATCTAATGCATATGCTGGTGGGTTAGTAGTTTCATTTACTTTAATACCAACACTACCTGTTTGGTCACATATAAATCCTGATCTAGTCTCAATTACAGACGAACCAGAGAATAATGCTACTCTTTGATCTGAACCTGCATTAGTTAATCCTCTAATTAATGAATATGTAACTGAGCCTGAGTTGATAGGAACGTTAGCACTACTTGTGTAGTGTAAATTTAAATTTTGTCCATTAGCTGATAAAGAGCTTGAATAGTAAAAAGAACCAAAATTTTTATCCATCTCTGAATAAGTTAATGCTTCTGTTTTATTAGCTCTAAATGTTATTGTTGACTTAGGCATTATATATCTAATTTTACAACAAACGTCATATCCACATTATTTGATTTGGGTATTGGTCTGTTAGTTTTTGCAACTGCAATTAATTCGTTTGCTTCATTATAAAGTCCTATACTTGTAACGTAAGGTCTAAATTCATTACCACTAATATTACTCTTAATGGTTGCACTTGAACCAGTAATCGCAGATGGATTAAAGGTAAAATTACATTCAGACTCTTTTACAGTACAGTGAACGTTATATGTATAAATAGGTAGGTTTGATTTCCACTGCACGTCTAACCTTCCGTATGTTGAATAATATCTAGCTACTTCTGGATCTGTTATTACTGCGTTACCTTGATTATAAATAATATCACCTACTTGTCTTTCTGCATTTGTGTAAGTAGCTTCTCCGCCTGAAATTATCAACCTTCCTTGACCATCATCTATTATTTCTGGTCTTTGAAAGCCGCTTGATGTAATTACAAATTCAGTTACTGATTCGTCTATGTAATTACTTTCACTAATAATATAGTCTTCTGTATCAATTTCTGATGAATTGTACCACTGGTTAAGATTTTCTACAAACTCATTTACTCCCGTTTGAGGTTCTCTTACATAACCATCTATATTGTATCTATCAGAAGTTTCAAATCTAGGTTGTGCTACAAATGTACCAGGAACTATTTTAGTACCGTACACATCTTTAGGTACAGATATTACAGCTACTTCTGTTGTTTCTTTTCTTGATTGAGATAAAGTGAGGGTTGATTGGAAACTAACATCATAAGAACCAGTATAG